GACGCCCGAGCAGCAGCAGGCCCTGGTGCGGCGCGAGATGGCCCGGGCCGACCTGTACTACTTCACACGCTGGATGTTCCTGAAGCGGCGCGGCTACAGGTGGCTGCGCAGCCCCCACCACCAGCTGGTCTGCGACGCCCTGATGAGGGTGTACCTGGGCGACAGTAAGCGCTCGATCATCAATATACCGCCGCGCTACAGCAAGACCGAGCTGGCCGTGATCAACTTCATAGCCTTCTGCCTGGGCAACTGCCCCGACGCCGAGTTCATCCATACCAGCTATTCGAGCATCCTGGCCACCAACAACACCTGGCAGGCGCGGGAGATTGTGCAGCACGAGGCGTACCGCGACATCTTCCCCGGTGTTGAGCTTCGGGCTGACAGCAATGCCAAGGGCGAGTGGCGGACCACGGCCGGCGGCATCGTCTACGCCACCGGTGAGGGTGGCACGATCACAGGCTACGGCGCCGGCAAGGAGCGGCCCGGGTTCGGTGGGGCGATCATCATTGACGATCCACACAAGGCCGACGAGGCGCGCAGCGACATCGTGCGCCAGGGCGTGATCGACTGGTTCCAGAACACCCTGGAGAGCCGCAAGAACTCCAGCAACACCCCGATCATCCTGATAATGCAGCGGCTGCACGAGCGTGACCTGGCCGGCTGGCTGCTGGACGGCGGCAACGGCGAGCACTGGGACAGCGTGGTGCTGCCGGCCATCCAGCCCGACGGCACGGCGCTCTGGGCCGACAAGCATGACGTCACCGAGCTGCGGCGCATGGAGCAGGCCGCGCCGATGACCTTCGCGGGCCAGTACATGCAGAGCCCGGCCGTGGCAGAGGGCAACTTTTCCGCCCCGACCAGCTGGTGCCGGTCCAGGCAGCCCGGGTGGACAGCGCCCTGCGCTGGGTGCGGGGCTGGGACCTTGCCGGCACGGAGGATGCGCCGGGGAAGGACCCCGACTGGACGGTGGGCTTTAAGCTTGGGGCCTACCCCGACGGCCGGTGGGTGATCGGCGACGTGGTGAGGGTGCGGGGCCGGCCGGACGAGGTGGAGCGGGTCATCCTGAACACGGCCGTGGCCGATGGCCGGGCCTGCCAGGTCAGCCTGCCCCAGGACCCTGGGCAGGCCGGCAAGTTCCAGGTGCGCTACCTGGTCGGCAAGCTCGCCGGCTACCGGGTGCACACAAGCCCCGAGAGCGGCGACAAGGTGACGCGGGCCGAGCCCTTCGCGGCGCAGGTCAACGTTGGCAACGTGGACGTGGTGATCAACCCGGCGTGGAACGACCTGCTGAAGGCGGAGATGCGGATGTTCCCGAACGCGGCCCACGACGACATCGTTGACGCCGGCTCGCGGGCCTTCAGCGTCATCGGTGGCCGGGGCGCGCCCATGAGGGTCAGCCGCGCAGCCGTCAGCCAGGTGCGCTCGCACCGGCCGATGGCCATGGCCGGACGCCGCTACTGATGGGCGTTCGCCTCTGGCTTCGGCGCTGGCTGATGGCCGACCCGGGGGTGCCGCGCCCCCGTGAGCCGATGAGGGTCAGCCAACGGGCGGTGGAGGACGCCCGAATGCACCGGGGCCTTGGCCAGGCGCTGGTTCCGCCGGGACCTCACCCGTCCACGGATAACCCGTTCGAGCCAGCCAGGCCCCTGGGTGCGATGCGGTCTGTCGGGGCCGTAGACATGGCCCTGGACGATGGCTTCTTCCCGGACGACGCCCGCATTGGCACCGGGTTCAACTGGCGCGAGGGCATCGGCTTCTTCGGCTACCCCGTGCTGGCCGAGCTGAGCCAGCGGCTGGAGTACCGCAAGGCCGTTGAGAACTACGCCATGGACATGACCCGCGAGTGGCTGCGGTTCACGTCCACCGGCGACGGTGAGGACGACAAGGCCGACAAGCTCAAGCAGGTCGAGGCGGAGTTTGAGCGGCTGAGGGTGCGTGACGTGTTCCGGCACGCGGTGGAGCTGGACGGGTTCTACGGCCGCGCTCACGTCTACCCTGACCTCGGGAACAGCGACAAGGCAGGCGAGCTGGAGACGCCCCTGCTGCTGGACCCGCGCAAGGTGAAGAAGGGCAGCCTCAAGCGGCTCCAGGTGGTGGACCCGACCTGGACCTACCCCGGCGTATACAACAGCACCGACCCACTGCACCGGCACTACTATCGGCCGGCGTGGTGGTACGTCATGACCCGCAAGGTGCATGAGACGCGCCTGCTCACGCTTGTTGGGCGGCCGGTGCCCGACATGCTCAAGGCGGCTTACAGTTTCGGCGGTCTGAGCCTGTCGCAGATCATGAAGCCCTACGTGGACAACTGGCTGCGCAACCGCCAGAGCGCCAGCGACCTGCTGAATAGCTTCACGGTCTTCGTGATGACCACGGACCTGGGCGCGGTGCTCCAGCAGGGCGGCGCCGAGGACCTGAACAACCGCATCGACATGTTTAACGCGATGCGGGCCAACAATGGCCTGATGGTCGTGAGCAAGGGCGACGGCACGGCCGGGGGCGACCCCGGCGAGAAGCTGGAGAACGTCAGCGCGTCACTGGCGGGCCTGAACGACCTGCTCACCGGGGCACAGGAGCAGATGGCGTTCGCAGCTGGCCAGCCCCTGGTGAAGTACCTAGGGGTCACGCCGAGCGGCCTGAACGCCAGCAGCGACGGTGAGGTTAAGGTCTGGTACGATGCCGTGCACGCCAGCCAGGAGCGGCTGCTGAGGCCGCAGGTGGAGGTGATCCTGAAGCTTGTCCAGCTGTCACTGTTCGGGTCCATTGACGAGGAGATCGGCTTCGAGTTCAACCCGCTGTGGCAGCTGGACGACGCCGAGAAGAGCGGTGCCGCCAAGGCCGAGGTGGACGGTGACGTGGCCATGGTCAACGCCGGGATCATCAGCCCCGAAGAGGTGCGGGCCAAGCTGGCGGCGAACAAGGAGGGCCCGTGGGCCTCCCTGGACGTGGACGCCGTGCCCGAGCACCCCGACAACCTGGAGGCCCTGGCCGGGCTCGGTGAGGGCACGCCCCCGGGCGGTGAGAAGGGTGAGGGCCAGGTCGGCGAGGAGGACGAGGAGCAGGACACCGGCGGCAGCCTGCGCGGCGCGAAGGACGGTGCCATCCGCCTGCCCGGCCGGGTGCGCGACACCCTGGTGATGCACGGCATGCCCATCGTCATCGAGACCCGGGCCGGCAAGGTGCGCCGCGGCGGGCACAACGGCAGCCGGTGGGAGGTGGAGATGCCCGCCGACTACGGCTACCTGCTCAACACCTGGAGCGCCGAGGGCCGGGGCGAGGGCATGGACGTCTTCGTGGGTCCCGACCGCGACAGCAAGCAGGTGTTCGTCATCGACCAGCTGGACAGCCAGACGGGCCAGTTCGACGAGCACAAGGTCCTGCTGGGCTACGAGACCGCGGTGGACGCCGTGGAGGACTACGTGGCCTCGTACAGTGACGGCGATGCCCGGGCCAGGATCATGGCCGTGAGCCAGTGCTCCCCGGCTGAGCTGAAGGTCTGGCTGGAGCGGGGCGACCTGTACAGGCCCTACAGCAAGGTGGGAATGCCATGAGCCGACATGATCCGTCTGCGCAGTGCTGGGAGAGCGGCAACGTCTTCCGTGGTGACGCCGGTTTCAGCGAGGGCGATCATCCCCGGGACAAGGACGGGAAGTTCGGCAGTGGAGCTGGTAAGAGTGATATCAGGTCTCGCGAGAGTGCGTTAAGGTCTTCTCAGATTGACAAATCGCTTGAGGACTTTCATCGTAAGAAGGGCCAGGAGGCTGAAAAAGCAAATAAGCCGGAGAAGGCCAATCTTCACTATCAAGCGGCACATCATTATGGGGCGGCTAATACTCACAGTATTGCAGGGCGTACGAAAGAGGCTCACGCTAGTCGAGCCTTTGCTGATAAGAAGGCATCCCAGGCTGGATGAGACAGCCCCAGCAGCCCGTCATCCTCGCCCCCACGCGCCCTAATGCGGGCACCCAGGTCTGGTACCGGCGGCAGCTGGACGCGGCCATCGCCGAGCTCCACGCCAGCCTGGCCTGGTGGCTGCGGGCCGCGTACAGGAAGGACCCACCGGCGCTGGCCCACGACGACGCAGCAGCCAGCCTCCAGCGCGCCGTGCGCAGGCTGACCCGGCGCTGGAAGGTGAAGTTCGACCGGCTGGCCCGCAGGCTCGGGCCCGAGTTCACCCGCCGCGCCGGGCGTCACGCCGACGAGGCCTGGAGGGCGCGGATGCGCGACGCCGGGTTCACGGTGCGCATGACCATGAGCCCGGCTGTGAATGACGTGCTCCAGGCCACGGTGCACGAGAACGTGGGGCTGATCCGCTCCATCGCCGAGCAGCACCTCACCCAGGTGGAGGGCCTGGTGATGCGCTCGGTGCAGCAGGGCCGGTCCATCGGCGAGCTGAGCCAGGCGCTGCAGGCGCAGTTCGGCGTCACCCGGCGCCGGGCGGCACTGATCGCCCGGGACCAGAACAACAAGGCCACCGCGGCGATCACCCGCGTGCGCCAGCAGCAGGCCGGGGTCACCCGCGCGATCTGGCGCCACAGCACGGCCGGCAAGGTGCCGCGCCCCAGTCACGTGGCCATGAACGGCCGGCCCTACGCGGTGGCGAAGGGCATGTGGGACAAGGACGAGGGGAAGTGGGTCTTCCCCGGCGAGCTGATCAACTGCCGCTGCATGAGCCAGCCGATCATCGAGGGGTTCAGCGCATGACCAACCACCACCGCGGGGCCGACGGCCGCTTCCAGCGGCGTGAGGCGGCCAAGGCCGAGATCGACCGCATTCTGCGCCAGGCCCCGGCCGAGTATGAGGACACGCCGGGGCAGCTCAGTGGCCTCGTCGCGCCACTAGCCGTGCTCGCGGCCCTGATCGCCCTTGGCGCGCTGCTCTACCTGTTCTTTCGGGCCGTGACCGGGGTCTGAGGCGCGCATGCCGATCAAGCACTGCACGCTGCCGGAGGGGGGCCAGGGCTACCAGTGGGGCGACCACGGCCACTGCTACCCGAGCCGGGCCGAGGCCGAGAAGCAGGCTGAGGCGGCCTACGCGAACGGGTACACCGGTGACCACGCCATGGCCCTGGACCGGGCGGGCCGGGCCGGTGCCCCGCCCGGCCTGGGCTACGCGATCATGGCCCTGGACCGTGGGGCCAGTACGCGCACCTACGATGACTTCGGCCGCCTGCACGTGAGCATGGCCAACATCTCCAAGGCCAACGTCTGCCCGTACTACGGCCGCGAGATACCGAACAGCGACGCCCTGGGCCTGGAGCCCGAC